CTATCAATGCCGATTGGAAGAGAGTATGAGAACGGAGCAGTATACATTTTTGAATGGGTTTTCAACAAGGGAAAGAAGGAAGAGACGCTCCCTATAGTCACTGGTCAGATCATCAATAATGAGATTCGGCAAATACGATTTGAGGGCAATCAAGGCGGCGATCTGTATGCGCAGTATGTGGATGAACGCTTGCGAGAACACAAATACAAATGCAGCTGCTCGTCAAGAAAAGCGCCATCGAACATAGCAAAGGTGGAGAAAATAATCGCCTATTCTGGCGATATTAAGCGAAAGTACTATTTCCTAGACGAGGAACATCGTTCTGCTGAATATCAAGAGGCGATGGAGGAATTATGCATGTTCGTAACGATTGGAAAAAATGAACATGATGATGCAGCAGACGGGCTGACTCAACTTGAGATGTTTGTTGAAGATGGCGAACCTCCGAAAGCGCAGATTGTAAGCAGTTTACTCAACATGGGGAGACGTTAAATGATTTCAAAGCAACTGATGCAGAATTACAGACGGAATCTGAATGAGATTGAGAGTATCAATTATCAGCTTGACCGGCTTTATCGGGAACAGGAGAGGCTAAAGGAATCAATGGTGCTTGACAGCGTACAGGCATCCAATCGTGATTATCCATACCAGATGGGGCATACCAAGGTTGAGGGTCTTGGAGATGATTCGGACAAGATCGACAATTGCTTGATAAAAGCACAAATTATACGCCTTAATTCACTGCAAAAGAATCTGACGAAAGCGACTATTGAGGTGGTGGATTACATTAACGGTCTGGATGATGGAGAAGTCAAGTCGATCATCACCTATCGAGTGCTTTGCGGAAATTCTTGGCGTGTTGTTGCGAAAAAGATGGGTGCGGGATATACCGATGAGTCAGTCAGGCAGATTTATTCACGCCACTTTAGGAATAAAAAATAAAGTGTCACGTTTGTCACATTTTTTTGAAGTATATTTATAATCGGGAACATAGATGAAATGACGAAATCGAAAACGAACAACGACAAGATATGGGTGAAAGATGCATGTCTGAACATTCGCCAGGCATCTGGTGTCGAGTTTCGCGGAAGATACATGACTAAGGCTGAAGCCGAAGCGTTTTACGCCAGACGGCAAAGAGCGCGGGAGATGAGTGAAAATGCTTAACCGGGTAGGAAGAAGAAGAATCTATACAGATGAAAAATACATAGATGAGACAAACATCCTGTCCGTTCTTGACAAGGCGTACACCGTGCACTGCGCGAATGTGCTCGACATGAATTTTCTGATTGATTACGAGAAGGGTATCCATCCCGCCATCAGGGACAGGAAGAAAAAGATACGCGAGGATATCGACTATAAGGTGGTTGACAACATCGCCCACTATGTGACGAGATTCCATGTCGGATACTTCTGGGGAACTCCTGCGATGTACATTCAGCGAGGGGACAAGGAACTACACAGGACGGATGAACGTGTCGAAGATGAGGGTATTGCCGGACTGAATGAAATGCTTCTCAACGGCGAGAACATTTCGTACAAGCGTCAGCATGTTGCCAAGTTCGTTGAAAAATGCGGGATCGGTCACTCGATGGTTGACATTAAAGCCGCTGATGAATTTGATGATGATTTCATTCTAAAACGCATGGACACCGAGGGAAAAGAGCATTATGTCGGCTCCCTGTGCAACATCTACGCATTGAACTCCGGGTATACATTCTGCGTCTACCATAACGGAGTGGGAAGTAAAAAGGTACTTGGCGTAACGTATACCGTCCGCGAGGATACATCGAAGAGGTTCACATGTTACACGGCGCACGACATTTACGAGATTGCCAACGGTGAAATCGTCAAACACTCGATTAACCCGCTCGGAATGATCCCGATTGTCGAGTGGAACCGTGATGTTGATATAACCGGGTGCTTTGAGCATTGCATTTCGGACATGGATGCGCTTGACGCACAGGCCTCCGACATGGCAAACGACAGTACGCAACGTACTCAGGATATTTGGTGGGGACATAACATCGGTCTTCCAACAGATGAGAACGGAAATGTACAGGAGCCGAAGTCTGGAGAGTGGGTGCTGACCGTCACGCCACAGGGGCTGAATGACCGTGCAAGTGACGCGAAGATCGCGCCATTAGCGAGTACATATGACGGAGCATCCGCGCAGAGTCAGCTTTATCGGAAGTTTAACCACATTTTGCAAAAGTGCTACGTCCCGATTCAGTCCGAAACAACTGGCGGCGGTTCCACGGGATCCGCTATGGACATGTCTGCGGGATGGTCGTCTGCCGAACTGGATGCGCTTGAAGAACAGAATACGATAGAGATTGCGGCGAGGGAGGAACTGAAGCTGATTCTCAGGGCCATTAAATTTGTCCCGGATTCTATCCTTCCGGCAGACAATCCGATTCGTAAGCTGCATCACACGGATGTGGATATACACTTTAGCCGTAGAAGGAACTACGACCTTTCGGTTAAAGCCAATGCATTCGCAACGCTCGTTGGGCGCGGTATCCATCCTCGGCATGCTGTTAAGGTCTGCGAGATATTTCAAGACTCTGAACAGGTGTACAACGACTCCAAGGATATGATCATGGCATATCAGAAAAAGGTCTGCATCGGTGAGCCGACACAGGCGGGGAATCAGGCCACGGATCCAGAAAAGCCGTTGGGTGAAGATGACAGAATTCTGCAAGATCTGTCGGATCAGGTGTCGAATAGTCCTCGATTACAGAGTGGGGTTTAAAAATGGCACTGCCAAAAACACTGCGTGAATTGAATCGTGAAGTCGGCTATAAAGTTTCGGAACCGATAGACGAATACTTTGAGCCGATGAGAATTACAAGAGCGCAGAAGGATAAGCGCGTAGCACTTGCGTATGATCTTGAGGAAGTTGTGAAGGGGCTTCTGATCGATGCGTTCTACGCGAGGAAATACGGCGTGGTTCTGTCGTTTGACGAACTTAATCAGCTGAATCGTCAGCGAATAAGGGCTGTGAATCTTGACAATCCACTGGTTCGCGCCAGAGAGGAATATATCGATGCGGTCGGAGAGTACATCGAAGTGACGGACGATGTGATCGACCACATAGATGACTTGATCATCCAATTGATGTTGGTGATCGCCAGACATCCAGACGATCCGTTTTATTACTCAAACGACAGGGCTAGGGCTGTTGCGGAAAATGACAGCAACACAATCTGGAACGGAAGTGAATACGAGGATGCAAGACGGAGCGGAAAAACAAAAAAGACATGGCACACCATCATGGACGGCAGAGAGCGTGACAGCCACGCCGAAATGAATGGCGTGACAGTTGGCATAAATGAGTTATTTGAACTTCGTGGAGGATTGATGGCCTATCCCCGCGACTTGACTTACGATCCAAGCATGGAGGAGGTCAGCAACTGTCGTTGTTCCTGCTCCTACACCTAAAAATAATAGCCGCAAGGCTTTTAAATATCGTCAGAGAAGACGTAAACCACAACTGCTAGAGAAAGCAGAGTAAATCACACAAATATTTTTACATAAGAACCTCGGAGATGAGTAAGCACAGAAAGGTCACTATGAGAAAGTACATGAATTACACGATTGGTCGAAAGCAGATTTTCGGTAGGCATGCAAGGTTCGTAATTGAGCCGGGATCCGGCGATTCCGATCCGGGACAGCTTGATATCGATGTATCGGGCGGCGGTTCGGGAGATAACGATGAGCAGGATGGTGATAACGACACCGATGACATTACTGCACTCCGTCAGCAGTTGGCTGCGGAAAAGGCGAAAGCCGACCGCTTCAAGTCATCCATCGACAAGCTAACCAAGGAAAAGGGAGATCTCAACAAGAGGCTCCACGCTCAGATGAGCGCCGAAGATCAGCTAAAGGAAGAACAGGAAGAGCGTGACAGACGTTTCGCTGAGATGGAAAAGGAACTGCGTACCAACAAGTACAGCAAACGCCTTGTTGGTATCGGAATGGCTGAATCGGACGCTGACACCTTCGCGGCAACGATCCCTGAGATTGAAGATTCGGATTCATTCTTTGACACACTCAGCAAGTTCATCAAGGCGAGAGAGAAAGCCGCAGCCGATAGTGCGATTCAAGAACTGCTCAAGAGCAGACCTGACATTAACGTAGGAAATGGCGAGGGAGAAAAAGAAGACCCCGCAATGGCACTTGCGAAAGCAGCTGTTGAAGCCAGTAAGGGCAGAAGTGCGGCTGTGAATGCAGATATTATCAACAAATACCTTTGATTAACAGGAGGGTAAACGAATGGCAAGAGGTGACATGAAGTTCGATACTCTCACCGTGAGCGGAGAGATCGAAATCCTCAACAGAAAAGAGTTTGAAGCTGTCGCGCAGACGATTAACTTCACAGGCGTTGCCACAACTGCCGATAACGGCGAGAAGATCGTCAAGGCAGGTACGCCGATCAAGAATGACGGCACGGTCGCGGGTGAAACTCCGTGGACTGGCGCGGTTGGACTTCTTCTTCATGATGCGTATGAGAGTCATCCGCAGGTTGCGGTTCTTAAGAAAGGCTATGTCCACAAGACCCGCGCACAGGAGAGTTCCGGCCTGACATATGATGCGGCACTTACAACCGCCCTGGTCGCGGCAGGATGCAGAATCGCTTTCGAGTAATCTGAAAGCCCGTGTAACTTAACAATCTACCGACTATCAATGAAGACAAAGATGGATAGCCGCTAACCCAAAACAGATATGGGAGGAATATAAAAATGCGTTTTAATGATGTGTTTACTGCACAGGCACTTGCATTTCGCCTGACAAGCGATCCTGGCAACGCACAGCCGTTTCTCGGTGAAGCGTTTTTCCCGGCAAGAAAGAAGGTCGGCATCGATCTCAAGTGGATCAAAGCCCACAAGGGACTCGGCGTTGAACTGAAACCGTCCACATACGATGCACTGGCAACGATCCGTCCGCGTGAAGGATTCACCGTTCTCTCCGAAGAGATGCCGCTGTTCCGCGAATCTATGAAGGTTTCCGAACAGGATATGGTTGATATCCAGAGAGCACAGGATTCAGGTGATCCGTATGTACAGGATGCCATCGCTCATGTGTATGACGATGTTAACAACCTTGTCAACGGCGCGAGAATCGCCACAGAGCGTATGCGTATGAGTCTGCTTGCCCCGGCTACTGGTGATATGAAGATCCAGATCGGTCTGGCAGACAACACGATCTACAACTACAACTACGATGCGAATGGCGATTGGAAGCGCAACAACTATCTGCCACTCAGCGGGAACGCCACATGGGATAACTCCGCTACGGCGAAACCGCTGAACGACATCCAGACGGCTGTTGAGGCACTCGCAGACAAGGGCTATACCGCTCGTTACGCGATGATGAACAGCGCGACTCTGGCTTACCTTGTTGCGGCAGACCAGATGAAGAACGCTCTCATCTCCGTCACTGGCAGAGTGATTGATTTCCTTGACACTGCTACGGCGAAGGAAGTCTTCCAGAGAAAGACGGGTCTTACCCCGATCATCTACAACAAGAAATACAAGGATGTCGCGGGTCAGGAGAAGAAGTTCTACCCGAACGATTATGTGACGGTCATCGCCGAAGAGCAGCTCGGAAATACCTACTTTGGAATGACCCCGGAAGAAAGGACGCTCATGGGTGACTCCAAGGTCGATGTGGCAGTCATGGATTCCGGCATCGCGATTGCGATCCAGAACATTTACGGCCCGCCTGTCCGTCACGAAACCACCGTGGCACAGGTCGCGCTTCCGTCCTACGAAGGAATGGACGGCGTGTTCGAAATCAAGGTGAAATAACGAAAGGTGGTACACCGATGAAGTTTGACCACAGAGTGAATTATAACGGTGTTTACTACATGGCGGGAGAGGACGTTCCGATCAAGGATCCCGTTGCAGAAGTGAAGCCGGAACCCACTCCCGAACCGAATGTGGACGAAGCACCGAAGAGAAGGGGCAGACAGCCCAAGAGGTGAGAACAATGATGACGAGGGAAGAACTTATATCGATCTTGACCGCATATGCGGGGGATGATTACAAAGAAGAGCAATCTTCCCTCGTTG